TCAACAGAAAAATCTTCCTTTGCATCAAGAATTTCATGACCATTAGACACAAGGTATTCAATGATCTTCTTTTTAGCAGGGCTGTCTGCGGCATCATATCTCTGTTTAGAGAATGGGATGTTGACAGCACCTGCAATAGGTTCTAATCTCATAAGTAATCTCCTATGTCTGTTGTGTCCTCATCTACTTCAAAAGGATTCTCAATCTCTTGCATACGTCCACTGTCCTTATCATATAGAAGATAAGTAGCAACACCTGTTTCACCTGCATATCTATTCTTCAGAACACGAACAGTGGTTGTGTTAGCCTTGACTGGATCAGTAGCCTGTTGATCACGCTCTAAGGCGATTACAGCGTCACTAATCTGGGCAATGCTATGTGACCCACGAAGCATGGACAGACTGATCTCCTTGCCCTGCTCCTGCCCTTTATCGCCTGATGCACGGCGTAGGTGTGATACAAGTAGCATAGCACAACGTGTTTCTTCAACAAGTGACCTTAGTTTAGTCATCAACTGGTCAATGTTTCTACGCTCGTCTTCACCTTCAAGACCTGACACAAGAATGGAAAGGTGATCAAGGATAATAAACTTACAGTCCAAAGCCTTTACCATGTATCGTACACGATTTAGGATCTCATCTGTTGTGATTGATCCAAAGTGATCAAAGGCAAAGTATCTACCAGTACGAATGGTTGGGTCTTCAAACTTTCTTAGTTGTTCACGACTATACTTTTCTCGTATCTCTTTAATATATAGTCGATCACTAGCCGCAACTGACATCAAATGAAATGCAGTCTGCTTCTTGTTTTCTTCAAGACTGAAGATACCGATGTTGTGTTCTGTGTTCACAAGAATGTGATACATAAGTTCACGCATCATGCTTGACTTACCTGCACCTGTACCTGCAGTAAATGTTACAAGTTCACCTGTACGAATACCAAATAGTTTATCATTCAGTCCATCATATGGATAGAGTACAGTTTCTACATCTTCTTCTTCATACAAACTATCAGCAATGTCAGCAAGGTTCACAATACCTGCAGGTGTGTATGGCTTTGCATCCCACCATGCACGAGTGAATTCTTCACGCTTGTTTTCTTTCAGGTATTCGTTGGCATCTTTCTTTGCCATGTTCATGATCAGACATTTGTTTGGTTCAAAGATCTGAGCAACCTGATTAGCCGCCTTGCGTCCATGCTCGTCATTGTCAAAGCACAACACTACCTTTTCAAATCCTGTAAGATATTCGTAATGTGCTTTAATATCTTTCACTGCTGACTGTGCGCCATTCTTGATGGATACAACAGCCCACTTAGAGCCAAGCATCTCATACGCAGACATAGCATCAATCTCACCTTCGCATACAGTAACAAACTTACCACGATTAGCAAACTTATTCTGACCAAACAGTGTTGCTTGTGGTAACTTACCTTCAACAAAGAATGATTTATTTGATACATGTCTGACCTTATTAGCAATCAATGATCCAGATGCATCATAGTATGGATAGATATGTTTATCCTGTTGGGTGGTAACACCATAAAAGCGACAGGTATTTTCCGATATACGTCTATCACTAAGGGAAGTAAAGTTACCCTGAGTGAAATGGTTTTGGTGAACACCACGAATAGGGCTTTCATATGTGTTATGTTGTTCCATTGTATCTCCTTTAGTAAAAGTCTGACATGAGAAACAATACTTATTATTGTTTTCATATAGTACATTAGCATCTGATGATCCACAGTTTTTGCACTCACCACGACTGATAACTTTAGATTTCTGATCCGACATCATACTCTATCTCCTTATAATCTTCGGTGAAGTATATTCGATTTAACATACCATTGTCAACAACAAATAAAGTATCGTCATCAACATATGTTTGATAACCAAGAACATGAGCAAGTCTTGCTCTGTCTTCCATCCATTCCTTTGTACTGTGTGTATGTTCAAACAACCAAGGATCTTCACTCACATTCTTAGTATAAATTTTAATCATTTTATAAACCTTTCGTAGTTTGTTTTACCATCGTCATCTTTTTCTTGTAACCAATCATGATATACAGCAAAAGGTTTAGACCTTTCCTTTTCTACATCAAAGCCTTCATACCATTCTGTATTATCTGGGTATGCCTTATTAAAGTAAGGTGAATTTGATCTAAAAAACATCTGTCTCATATAAATTTGATATGTATTTACATCAAAAGAAAATCTTTTCTTTAGATATTCTTTTGTTTTGTCATCTAAAGCATATCCATCCATAGTAAGAATAGATAAACCAAACTGTAAACCCATATAATATTCGACAAGACAATCGTCTATACCATCTTCATCTTTATGTTCTAATCCACTCTCCCATTCCTCAAGAAACATTACAAGATATGATATTATTCTTTTGTGTACTGCATCATAAAGACATTCAGTTGGAACTGGAATATTTATATATCTACAGTCAATTACAGAATACCCATCACCACTAAAACCTATCTCCATAAGACCATCATGTGTTTTATACTCTCCTGTCATCTATTATCTCCCGATCCTTGCAGTGTACCCTTACGCTGACGCTCTGCCAGTTTGTAAAGGTTTGATTTTGCAATACTTTCTAGGTCTGTGCCACAGGCATTTGCCATTGCTGCAATGTACCACAAAACATCACCAAGTTCACTTGCTATATCATTTAGTTTTACAAGTAGTTCTTCCTCTGTTGCTCCATCACGAATAAGTTTCTTTGCTTTGTTAGCAACCTCACCTGCTTCACCTGCTAATCCAAGTGCAGGATATACATACTTGTATTGCTCTGGAAATATGGCTGTCTTCATTGCTAGTTCTTGATATTCATTCATGTCCATTATCTGTCCCTCCAACTATCTGTTGCACCTATGACCCAATCTTCTGCGATGTTCTCTGCTTTGTCTTCACTACCTAATACTTCTACTCTACCTACGATCTTACCTTTATCTGTGAATAAGACTTCATATGTGTAGTCGTCAATCAGTGATACAGAAGACTGTCTTGAAGCATACTGCTCATCTATTCCAAAGTATTCATGTAATAATTTAGTAGTCATCTCGATCATCCTTCATTGCTACATCCATTGCAAACTCTGCATTCTCTGCGATCATTTCGTCTGCTTCCTCTTTAGCCATACGCTTTGCTTCTTTCTGATCGTATCCCTCATCAAGATACAGGTGATACAACTCCCGAAATAAACGCTTACGATCTTTTTCCCACAGGTTCTGCATCTCATTACTCCTTTCTATTACTCAGTTCCAATACTTACATCTTGTTCAAAGTGATACTGTGCAAGACCTTCAATGAAGTCATTGATATCTTCCAATGATAATTCTTCTATTGATTTGTCAGCAACTGTTTCAATATAAGACCTATCAATATCATGTATATCTTCATGACTAGTGTATGGATCTGTCAATGGTGTTGCTGTTACTGTACTAAACATCTTCATTTTCATTTTTCCTTTCCTGATTATCATCTACAATCTTTGCTTCGCCATATAAGATACATTCTGGACAGGCTGTTTCAAAAAATTCACATTCTTCACAGCCTTCCACAGGCAAATACTTAGGCATCTTCGATCTCCTTTTCTTCTGCCAACACCCAATCTGAATAATGCATTGCTCTACCATCATCATCAGTTTGTGGTACAAATTTTAACACACTATGAATTAGTCCTTCAAGATCTTCTAACTTTCTTAAATCAGAAATCCACAAGTCTTGACATTCATGTATTGTCATAACTATGGTTCGTAATTCATTGTAAGATTTTAGAAACTGTGTTCTCTGATCATGTGTTATCTGCATTATACATCTCCTTTGTAAGTTGTTCAACACGATTTTGTAATGTGTTTATAGTGGTGTGAATGTGTCCAGTGTCATGGGGTTGGATCTGTGTCTTGAAATATTCAATCTCATGTAACAATGCCACAATTAACTTTTCTTTATTCATCTTCATTCTCCTCTACATCTAGAACAAAGCAT